CAGTTGAAGTATAATCGTTACCCTCAATCTGCAAGTTAGCGGCGGCTGTCTTTAACGTATCTGTTTGCCATTCAAACAGAGTGTTATCAGCGGTGCCACGACCACAACCATTAAGAAACGGTGTGTCCGTAGGACTGATGTTGTATATAATGTTACTAAGGTCTTCCCTGATGCCTATAGCACCATAGGTTTCCCTAGTATTTGTAGGAACTGCCATAGCATTTCCCTCCTTAGTTAAATGTCTATAAAATCTTCCAAGAGCGCAGACGCATCATCAATATGCCCTGTGCCTCGAAGTCGCTTCATTTGTGCAGTACGTTTGGATTTATCGGATTTCTTATTAGAAGTTCCAGAACCGGCCCTAATAACTTTTGGTTTATTTTTCAGCTTCTTTGATTTTACATTAGACTTCTGTAATTGATCATATTTTTCAGCCTTCATCAAAACCAGTAATGAACGATGGTCAACAAGAGAGTTTAATTCCTCCTCAGTAAAACCTTGAGTAGATGCATAGGATCGTACGCTAGACGCAATTTCTTTTTGCTTATCTTCGTCACCCCACTCTGGCAGTTTTTCTACCAGCTTACCATACTCCTCTTGAACAATCTGCGCTCTCATCTTCTGCGCTTCTTGCTGGTGTCTCTGCTGTGTATTATACTGCTCACGTTGCAGAGCCTGAACCTTTTCCTGAGATTGTCTTAGTTCTTCCCTTTTTGTTACGAACTCTATTGGGTCGGTTTCCTTTAGGTTTTCCCAATCAACATCAGAGTATTTAGTTAATCCTTCTGCTGAATTTGTGATTATACCTTGTAAGGCTTCCATGTAATGCTGACGCTCTTGCTGGATGGTCGTCATTTCAGAGTTATACCTCTCTTGAAGTGACTCTATATCTTTGCGATCATTAGCAATTTCTTGCGTCTTACGAGTGTAATCGGATTGTCGGCTATAGCCGCTAAGAAGTTCGTCAAGGCTGACTGCTACTTCTTCACCATTTACGGTGACAGCATACAGTTCCTCTTCTTCTTCACCTTCCGTTTCTTCAGATTCTTCTTCGGCCTCTTCGACCTCTTCTTCCTCTTCAGATTCCTCCTCAAATGATTCGTCTTCCTCTATGGGTTGAGACTCTTCTTCCTCGGTGGGTTGAGCTTCCTCAGTTTCTGGAGTTTCCTCTTCAGGTTCCAATAGGCTGAGTAATGCTTCTTGCGCTTCAGCGACACTTCCACCTAGCGCGGGTGTTGGCTGTAATCCAGCCGGTGCTTGCGGGGCAGTTTGCGTATCCGCCATAATTAAATTCCTCTTATCAGATATATGGGTGTTGCTTCTCCATCATCTTGGCCATGTGTCCAGTTTCTACTATGGAGTTTATATGGCCATGAATTCGGTCAAGCAGTCGCATTGCAAGCCAGATAGATTCTCTAGCTTCCAAATCTGTTGAACCACTGTGATTCCAACGGTTCATTAAATCTTCTTTCAGTACATCAAATGCTTCGTTCAACAACGGGTCGTCTATAAGCGATTTCGCTCTTCGTTCCCTTTCTTCTGGTGTCATGTTCTACCTATAGCTACGGCGCGTTTCTGCTCACGCTCAATGTTAATTTCCTGCTGTTTGAGTTGCGTATCTACCGCAAGTTTCTCATACTCCTGTTGAATCTTCTGAGCCTTGATCTGAACTTCAGCAGCCTTGATCTTCAACTCTTCCTGTTTAACCTGAGCCTCAAGTAGTTTAGCCTGTTCTGCTGGGTTTTGCTCCTCTTCTTGTGGGGGCATTTGTGATGGGTCTGTCAGATAATCATCTACATTCTGGAAGCCCATAGCCTTAACGAGAGATGCGCCAAGATTGTACATATTCTGAACAGAGACTATAGGCAGACCACCCTTCATAGCCTCACCCGCAAACTGTAGCATCTGAGATAGATGCATCATCTGCTGATCCTTATTTCCACTTCCTAGAGCAACACTCACGGTGCAGTCATACTTATCACGCCATACATCAGGCCTAACAGGAACCCATTCATTCCTTAACATAATCATTCTTTTCTTATCCTGATTCTTATGCAGGAGTTCGTATATACAGATCATCAGGTCTTTAACACCAGTCTCAGCAAAGTTACGAGCGATTAACTCGACTCTACTTTGAGCGGCTCCCATAACAGCGTTGACAGCGGTGGCTGTCGTGTGCGATGTGAGCGCATTTTCATCCAGACCCTGTGACATCTTAGACACACCGGCTCTAGCCTCCCTCACACCATCAAGGTATTCAAGCATCTGGAATGAGTAGGGTTCAAGGGCGGGAGTAGCCAAGGGGGTGACAGCTTGGGGGGATTTTACCCTGACTACACCGCCCGGTCTTTGTGTCAACAGGTCGTCTAGGTTAGCCTGTCCTTCAAGAACAGCATAGCGACCAAAGTTCTGGTTGTACATATTATCCATGAGATTACGCATTAGCGTACTCTTCATTAACTGAAGGTCCATAACAAGGTCAGCAACAGATAGACCAAAGAACTTATGTGGAATCTTTACAGGTGTAATAGATACAAATGGGATTTTATCTATCTCATCATTCTGTAGAATTTTATTCCCTACACTGCATATCTTTCTAAGTTCTGTAATTCCATCATCATCATAATCAGTTCTAAGAAAGGATTCGTATAGCCAGTACGTTCTTAAACCTTCCTCTTCCCCAAATCCAGCATCTCCCCAACCTTCCCAATACGTTGCAGATTTATCATAGGCATATCTTTCTAATCTCTCTGAAGAGAAGGAGGCCATATCATCCCCACCACCGCCTAAATCTTCTGGCTCTAAATTCTCATCAGGATACATTTCCCGCAACTCTGATAAAGTCTTTAATACACGATGACATACAAATCGAGAATCCTGTATATTCTTAGACTCTCTCGCAATCAAGAACTCAGAAGGTGGTATATTCTCTATCTTAATCCTGCCATCGTAACTCTTTCTTTTTATTACTAAATCATGATAGGGCTGATCACCTTCAGTTATTTCAGTATGCTCCACAACCTCAACACCGTCATCAGAGATAAGAGAGATCAAAGAAATCTCGTCTAGGTTTCTATACTCTTCCCTTTCCTCTTCCTCATACTCATCCCACCAAACTTTTACGATTCCGTTCTTTGATAACAAAGCATCCGTAAACCAAGAATACATAATCTCCCAGCCCGGATTGTCTTTTGTAAAGACGTAATTAACATAGTCTGTAGCCTGTTTAGCCATTTCTACATCTTCCGGGCCGTGAGGGTTAAACTTAACCATTTCATCTCCGGATGCAAACACGCGCATGAGCGAGGGTTTTATCCACTCAATAGTATCCTGTACGGTGGAGTCTACATACTGGCTTCTGCCCTCTATCTCGTTACCAAAGGGTAAACCATAGTAATACGCCATAGCTTGCTCTCTTTGGTGGGAGATAGTATCGCCCATATAACCAAGAGAACCTGTAACCTCGCTACGGATTCTAGTGATTAATTCTTCGTCATTGATTTTTTCTTTAGCCATTAAACAATTCCATAATTCCTATATTCTACGTCTGCTGTCCATGATGGGTCTTCCCCGGCTACAGCAAATCGTTGGGACTGAAACGCATATCGAGTCGCACTCAAAAGGTCATCCCTTAAAGGAACCACCTTCCCATCTTTTCTGTGATACATTCTGAATTCTTCAAACCAATCTCCAAGAGTGCTGAAGACTTTAAACTTCTTAGCTTCTATCTTCTGTAGCATTGCCATCAAACCCTCTTCTATGGAGTTTGATCCTTTGTTACTGCCCAATGCTGGTGGATTAGTAAAATGCTCTAACATAAAGTTACAACCGAGGTTCCTGTACTGATCAGCTAGTCCGGGGTTTCCCATACTATCCCTGCGATTTCCGTCATGCGGGTAGGCTATGGGAATGAAATGCGGCCTCATTTTTATATTTTGCGCATGAACCGTAGGACTTGCTTTGGAAGCTCTGTAGCAATCGTAGATATAAAAGGTTTCGCTCTCGTTGTCTACAGCACACCAAACCAATGCGGTTGGATGATCCCAACCAAAATCTATTGCTGCTATTCTAGGCCAATGATCTTCTATCATTATTGGCTCGATCATTATATCTTCTTCTGAGACAGGGAAAACAAGGCCGGAGCCTATAGATGGTCTTCCGTATCTACGCATCTCCCTCTCATGCGGAGAGTATGCTGAGAGAATCTGGGTCATCACGGTTTCGGATAGATGACCGGGATTTCCGTGCATGGACATGATCCGTTCAGATGCATCATCCCATGTGGCGTTAGTCAGGGATTGGCCGGGCTGGATACGGTTCATAAAGGAAGCTACAGTCTCTGTCATTCCATTTTCTGGCGTGAATGTCATGTAAACCATACCTCGTCTATCTAGCGTCCTCGTCACCGCTTGGCTGTATAGCTCTCGGCTAGGCTCTTCATCCAACCAGACACAATCTACTGAT